GGAAAGGGTATCAAGGCGTTGAAGCTCCTCCTGTGCCGACGAGTGCTTTCGAGAAGATCGAAAAGTCTGCGGCTACAGTTGGGACGGATAGTGCCAAACCCACCAAGACCCGCCTTATACAGCCTCCAGAGGATGTGGATAAGGCCATGACGGGCCCTATAGTCGTTCAACTGTATGAACGGATCAGAAAGTGTTGGAACGGGCTGACGAGTCCGGTCATGTACTGTTCGGGTTATACCAACAGACAGATCGGACACGCCGTTGACACCTTCATTGCTAAGCACGGTCTCGTGACGGCATGGAGTGTCGATATGGCTTGTTATGACGCTACGCTTGGTCTGGAATTGCAGAAGGGAGCGTTTGAATGGTATGTCAAGTTGGGCATGCCTCGATGGATGGTTTCTTGGCTCATGCGTACCCGCACCCGCGGGACAACGCCGAATGGGATCAAGTATATGCCGACACGTACGTACTTCTTCAAGAGGGAGAAGGATGCTAAGGCCAGTCAAGCCGCTTATAAACGTGAGAAGTTTTATGCGGTGGTGAGGCAAGGCGTCGATCCCCGAGACGGGATCACGGAGGGTTGGTTGCTAGAAGTCGAGGATTTTCAGATGACGTCGGGACGTATGGACACGAATCTTACTGATACCGTGTGCCTAGTCGCTTCGTTTACTGGGAGACTCACAGTGCCGTATCTGCTTCTCGTTTGTGGTGACGATGCGTTTCTACTGTTACGCAAAGAAGATGCTGGGGTGGTTGGTGGAATCAAAAGCTTTCAAGAGAAGTTAGGACTGAATCCCGAAGGGGCCGTGTCCGACTCCCGTGCAAGATGGGAGTTCTGTTCCAAACTGTTCTGGTATGCCGCCGACGACGACGGCCGTGTTATCACGGTTATGGGCTCTAAGCCTTTTCGCGGTATCGCGCGCATGGGGATCAACACTACGTTGCCCGGCGCCGCCAATGCCGCACAGTCAGCCTTAGCTGTGCGTATTGATAGTGGACACGTCCCTTTCCTTGGAAAGTTCGCGGACGTGACGTATCGTTTGTGTGCAGCCAAGAAGGTGCGCCCAGTGGGCAGGGTAGAGTGGTCAGCCATTCGTGGCGACAGGCGATACTCACCTTGCTCCCTCAATTATGCAATCACCCAAGAGCGTTACGGGCTTGGGCAGGAAAGTGAGGCAGAATTTGAGCAGTTACTCGCAACCCTACACACCGTTCCGATCGTAGTGAGCTGGCTCCCAGCTCTGAACGCTGTGCGAGTAGATGAGGAGTGAGAACGTCCGCCGTTCTTCCAATGGGACGGGACGTATATAGCTCCTGGAGCTCAGTACTATTCGTAGAACTACTGCTCTTGGGGATTTAGGCGAAAGACGACATTGTGATTGAAGATGCCGAAGAAGACCGGAAAACAGAAGAAGGCGAAAGGGAAGAAGAAGGTTAAGACCGGGGGTCCTCCCCGTCAAAACCCCATTCCTGTCCCCAAAACGCTCTCTTCGGTTGGTCCGAAGAAGAATGTGGTACGTATGGGACACCATAGTGCCACGTGCTCAATGATAGACCCCTTCTGCCCGCATGCAAGGGGTGCGCAGCGTCCTGACGG